AAAAACAATTAGGTAGGTTTGATTCTGCTGAAGAAGCTTATAAAGTTTATTTGCAACATAAACAAACCCACCATAAATTTTTTATTTCTTTTCGTTAATCATTTCTCTGACTTGATTATAGATGGCGATGCAAGCGTTGAGCCTTCTGGCTGTGTTGTCTGCATCGTCTGTGATGGCGATAAGAGATTTAGCAATCTCTGGCTGAAGTTCGGCTGTTGAGGTGTCAGGTCTTGCGGAAGACTCGGTATTTGGGGCGGTTGGTANGGTGGGGCAGACGGTTTTGACAGGAATCCGCANCTTGATAGAACCATTGTNAATATCAGCATTGCGCTTTTGTTGAGCCAGTTTTGCATCATTATTTGCCTTTACCAATTGAGTTGCTTGTGTTGTCACCGCTGACACCAGCGCCTGTTCTTTTTGCCTAGCTTCATTGTTTAACCTGGCAATTTCAATTTGTTGTCGGTCACGTTCAGAATGTACGCCCTTGGAATATCCGCCAGCGCCCACACCCGCAAAAGCCAACAGCAGACCAAGAATTACCCAAGGGTTAAATAAACTCATTCTTTAGCCCCTTTAAATGGCGGTTCATCATCGTCATTGCTTGTAAATGGCTTGACCATAGGTTTTGGTGTTGTTACAGGCGGTGTAGGTTGCTTGTTCACCCAATTGGTCTGTGGTGGTGGGGGCAATGGTTTTGGCGTGGATATGGGGGGATTTGATGCGTTGCTACCATGTCCCACAGCCATTAGTGTTCCAATTATTGAAATCATGCTTACCAAAACAGTTTTCAGAATTTCAAACAAAACCACATCATTAGGCGCTTGATTAGCCATTGGTTGAGTTACGAACATTAGGCAATAAAGTACACCAAAACAAGCGCACACTAAACAAATGACAAACCCCATTTGGGTACAAAACTGACCAAGGGCGTGCCAGTCTTCAGGGCTTCTTCTTGAGTTTGTCATAGATTTCCTTTGATACAACATCTTTTGTGCAAGTCCCAGATGCCTCACACGCTGGCGGTTCGCATTCAGGCTTACCCCAATTATCGGGATTTTGGCAAGGATAACGGTAGGAATCTTGGCAGGCAACCAACATCAACAAAAGTAAATATTTCATTTGTTTTCCCTGTTCTTTTGCTCAATTTCCCGCCTTAACCGTTCAACCTTTTCCGCTTGCGCTTTGGTTTCATGCTTGGCCTCAAGTATGTCCAAATACAGCGACCCCATAATAGGCAACAACACAGCAACCAACACACAAGCCGCAATCCAGCCCATTATGTCTTCCCCATTCTTCCTACGAATAGGAACCAAAGCCAAAGGTACGTTATAAGGATTGCTGTTGCGATTAGGTACGCTGACTTTGCTCGGAAGTCTCTTTTTTCCTCCTGCCGTTGCCATTGCTTCACCCTTTCAGCCGCCTCCTGCTTTAATCTGGCCTCCTCTTGTTCTGCCTCAATTACCGCCCTTGTGTCAAAAACTGAACTGTACAACGCACCCATCTCAGGAGGGCTTTGATACACCATACATTCACGAATCTGAATCACCAGCGCATCCATCTCTTGTTGAGCCATGATGCGCTTTAATGCCGCTTCCATCAGGTTTTGATCTGGGTCATAAACCGTTTTGGATTTTTCTTCTTCTTCCCTTATGTGGGCGGCAAGTTGTTCTTGAAGTCTAAAGAATTCTGTGAGGTTTTTGACAATATCAACTTTGACTTGAGTTTCGTCAACAGAGACATACTCAGATTTTTTAGGTTTGACAGCAACAGCTTTAGGCTTTGCGCCAAAGAATTTGCGTAACTGACTCCAAAAGCCGCTAAGTTCTTTGCCAATGGCAGCAACTTCATCAGCAGTTCTTTTAACTTGGACAAAAGATTCTTTAGCTTGCTTGTATAGATCACAACCTTGCTGGATGTTTTTGACCAAGCCTGCCGCAAGTAAACAAATGCTGATTGGGTCAATTTTTTACCCCTTGTGAAACCAGTTAGTCAAATAACCAACCAAGCTGGACAACGCCGACACAATAGCCATGCCCATCCAAAACCCGCCTTTGGACTTGTTGGCTAACTCAAGCAGGCGTTCCATGCCCTCCTCAAGTTTGTCTACCTTGCGGTCTAGTTCTTCAACCTTTTGCCAAAGAACACCGTATTTAACCAAGTCAATTTCCTTATCCATGATTAACTTTTCATCACGTACGCAAGTGCGTAATAAGGGTTCAAAACACTAAATGAATTGCCAGAGCCTGTGGAAGCGACAGCAACAATACCTGATGGAGTGCCTGCGGAAACTGACGATGTTGTGGATGATCCATAACTTGTATTCAAATCAGCACCACCACCACCACCACCACCGCCAGGCGCCCCACTGAATGTGTGTGCGTGTCCTGCCAATGCAGAGCCAGTAAAGGTTGCAGTGTGACTGTGAGCTGGCAATTCATTGGTGGTCAATGTGACGGTGGATGTTCCACCAGTAGCACCCACTGAATATGTAGAACCAGCAGCTATGATAAATTTGTCACGTAAATCAGGCGTTCCATTAGAACCATCACATAAATACCAACCTGTTGGAACGCTACCAATTGAACCATACCAAAGCGAAATCATGCCTGCTGGAATAGTTGTTCCAACCGCCGCTTGAACACCAACAATCCCATAAATGTTGTCATACGTGCCAATCGTTTGACCTGTGGAATCTTTCAACACAAACTTGTAGTTAAATCCATAGGTCAACCAAATTTCATTAGCTAAACGACCCGCAGTATTAAGAACAATTGGGTTAGTATTAGCAATTGTCCCGCTAATATCTGTGTATGTTGTCAGTGGCGTGGTTGACCCCGCTTGGTAGGTGTAAAGCAACCCACCATTTAAAGGAATGCCGTTATTGTCAAAAAATTGCTCACTGTTGCCGATGGGTGAAAGATTGACTGCCATTTTTGTTCCTTACTTATGGGTATTGTGGGGCCATGCCACGTAATTCAACTCTAATCGCGTTTGATGGATTGTTTTTTTGTTGTTGTGATTGCAAGTACGCCGCAGCCGCCGCAGATGGTATTTTTCCTGCGCCGACTTGTTTTGGCAACTCTAAAAGACTTCTTAAGGGTGTTGTTTGCACACCTTGGGACAAATATCTACCCAAAGCTGGATTGTTGATAATTGCTTGACCAATTTTTGGCGCTACAACACCAGCCGCAACACCTTTTGCAGCCCCTTCCAAATCTCCCTGGTACAAACCGTAACCAATGCCACCAAGGGCAGGCAAAGTAGCACCAGCCAAAATGCGAGCTGTTGTTCCACTATTTGGCAATTTTTCTGGCAATATTACTTTGCCAGCAGATGCTAGTTTTGCCAGTTGTGGATCATCTTGGTAAAAAGAATAACGTTTGCCTTTTGATGCTAATGAAGTCATCAAAAGAGATGGGCTTACGTTTCCTTCTGGGTCTTTCAAAACAACATCTTCAATTTTTTTCATGTTGCCATATTGTTGATTAGTCTTTTTCAACAATGCGACATCGGCATCATTTCCAACTTTTTTTGCAGTTCTTGTCAAACCATCAAGTAAAGATTCTTTTAATTCTCTCGCATAAGAAGCAATATCTGTATCACTTCCACCAGACAATTTATCTAAAACTTTTTTGATTGATTGATATTGTTCTCCATGTAATCCACCGCCTTGTGATTCAGCTTTGTTTACTATGTTTGAAATTTGTTTATCAACAATGCCAAATTGTGTTGGGTTTAATACTTGTTCTGCTTCAGTACGAATGTCACTCAAATGCTTTTGCAAAACATCATCGTAGTGAATTTGATTACGTGATGCAATTTCATCATAGATATTGCCTAATCTTTCTTTGGCATTTTGAATAACAGGAGGTGTAATGTTTGTAGCATCTTCTCCCATTGTTTTAGCAATCGCTTTGTTGAATGCTTGTTTTTGCAAAGCGCTTGATTCTTGTTGTGCGCCTGCGGTAATTGGGTTATCTGACAAAGCGGCTTTGACTCTTTCAAGAAGTTTTGAGCCTGTTGATTGAGCCAAATCTAAAGGAACACCAGCTTCTTTTAATGTTTTAACCGCATTAGTTCCAATTTCGCCAAGTTGCGTTTGAATGGGTTGGGCAACACGCCCAAGAGTATTCACAATTCCTTGTCCAACAGTTCCTAATGCAGCACCTGCACCAATGTTGAATGCTTTGTTTTCTTCTGGCAATGTAGGTTGTAATGCGCCTTGAATACCGCCAACAGTTGCTGCGGTTCTATATGTACTTGGGTTTATCAATGCTTGACCTGCTTCTAAAGCGCCAGCACCTTTTAAAGCCGCACCGCCCAGCAAAGTTTGTCCAATTAAACCAGCACCATAACCAATTTGGCCTGGTATAGATTGCATCAAATTAGCTGATGATGCTCTTTCATTAGCTATTGCCTGCTCAGTTTGCGCCGCTGATTGTTCTGCTGTTGGCATTCCCATATCAGCACCAAATTTGGCAATTGCAGAATTTTTAAATTGTTTTTCAAGAAACTGTGCAGGCAAATCAAGTAATTGTTTTGCACCCATACCTGTATCAACAAAAGACTTGCCAACGCCTTTTGCAAATTGAGACATTGCTGATGGCTGACCTTGGCTTGCTTGTTCAGCACTGTAACCAGCATAACTTCCTCGACCAGCACCAGCAGACGATTGATCCAAAACAATTTTAGTTGGGTCAATTTCAGATTGATTCAAACTAATTTCAGATGGATTTATGTCTCCATCAAATTGAATTTGATTAGGGTCAATACGCATATTGTTATTGACCTTGGTAAGATAATTTTTAGTTTCTTGATATGGCGCTTCTTTTCCAGCCGCAACAGCTTGACCAGCTTTTGTGCCGCCGTTGTAATGGGCTAATGCCGCTTGGAAACTACCATATTGCTTTGTTAGGTCAGAAAGATATTTAGCCGCACCAGAAGCAGAACTGACTGGATCGGAAACATCTACGTTATAAGCCTTTGCAGTATCTGGCATGAATTGGAAATCACCCAATGCACCTTTAGGACTAACAGCTTTAATGTCTCCTCTACTTTCAACGTTTCGTACAGCAGACAAACTACCTGGCGGCAAATTGTATTGTTCTTCTAAAGATGAATAAAGGTTATCCATTATTGGTATCCCCACTGTCCATTTTTAAAAATTACTTTTTTCCCGTTGTATATACCAGTTTGACCTTCTTTAAAAGATTGTCCTTGTGGTTGTGCGGTTGGTACTTTTGCGTTTGGAGTTTGTGGCATTAAACCTTTTTGGCGGGCTATGCGTTGCCAATCGGCTTGCCATGTACCAGGGTTGTATATGCCTTGTTCTTTTGCTTGTGCTTGTGCTTCTAATTCATTTAAAGAAACGCCAGCAAGACGGTCATAAAAATCAATGAACTTCTTGAGCGTTTTAGGATCGGAATTGATGCCAGGATTGTTGGCCTCAAAGTTTTTAATTTCAGATGCAAATGGCGACCCTTCAGATGCTTGTCGGGCCGCAGACATAATGCTGCCAGCCATAAACTTTTGAAACGTTTGACTTGCAGATAAATCACCATTGGCAACTTTGTTAACCAATTCATCTGGCGCACCAAGCGCCTGCAATTTTTGACCTAAAGCCGCATAAGTTGATGCACCAGCACCAGGCTTGAATTGCTCTAACAACGGTTTCATTTCCGCAGAACGTTGCATCCAATCGTTAGATGCTTGCGCCCTTGCTTGCAAACCTTCATTGTATTTAGCACCCAATTCAACATCAGCTTTTGGCGGATTAACGTTTGGCGCACCTTGAAACGTTGCCGCTGTATTTTGAGATAAATTGACTGTGCCAGTTTGTCCGCTTGAAAGATTTGCAACTTGTGGCAAGTTTTGTTTAACTAATGTTTCTGGGCCACCAGCAAGTTGAGCGCCGCGTTTTAACCATGATTGAAACCCTTGAGGATTTGACATCGCTTGTTGAGACATTGAAATACGTTGCATCTCAATTTCTGCTGGGCTTAAACCAGCATCGCGCAATCGTGGCACAACTTCTTTTTCAATTACATTAGCTAAAGAATCTTGTACTTTTCTTATTTGATCCGCAGGCGATTTAGATGTCAATTGCATAGCAGACATAACATCTGGATGACCAATAATAGAACTGCCAGCTTCTAAAGCTGATTGTCTTGTCGCACCTGACAATTTCAATTGTTCAAGTCTAGCTTGTGCTTGATCTTTTAATAATTGTTGTTCAGCAGATTTAGATGCAGAACCTGCTTGAGAAATACGCGGCTCTGCTGTTCTAGCAGCAACATCAGCTTCTGTTGTTGCTCTGCCTGCTTCTGCTTTTGCTCGAGTTACTTCTTCTGGCGTCATTTGTAACAAGCGAGACAACTCAGCTTGTTTGGCTTGCAAAGTAATTGGATTTAACTGTTGCGCTTGTTGATACTGTTGAACAGCATTAGCCATGTTGACCATATCAGCCAACGACATACCTTGAGGCGGTCTGGATTGAAGTGCTACTGGTTCTGCCATGTCAATTCCTTAAGATGAGGGTGTTCCATCGTCATTAAAAAGTTTGATTGAACCACCAGTTGCAGGATATTTAGCCGCCAACAATTTTGCCAAATATGCTTGGTTTCCAATGTTTTGACCGATTCCGCCCAACGCATTACCCATAGCAACTTGACCAGCACCCAAGGCAGAGCCAGCACCAGCAATGTTTGAACCAATGTTTGCGCCAGCCGCCGTAGAGCCTTGCATGGTTTGTCCTAGCGATGTTTGACCAAGGCCAGCCATTGACGCCAATGTGTTGTAAATGTTGCCGCGTTGTGTTTGGTAACGATTAAACGCATTGCCATATTCTTGGCTTGCTTGGCCTTGTGTGTAATCTTGCATAGCCGCTAAAGCATTGCCACCAATAAGACCACCAGCTTGGTTTTGTTGGGCTTGTAATGCGCGTTGACCTTGTTGCAGTCGAAACGCATAGCCAGGGTCAATGCCTGCTTGGAAGTCTTCTGGCGTGAACTGATGAGTAAGGTAACCAGAACCTTGGCCTCCACCAGTGACGTTTCCTTGAGCATCAACATTTTGATAAGCCCCGCTACCCATTGCGCCAAGTTGATTTAGGGCGTTGTAGCCTGTTTGACGATACGGTGCTTGTTGAGCATTTTGAATGTCAAACATTTGCTTTTGCAATTGCGCCGCTTGAGTCGCCGCGTCAGCTTGAGTACGTGCGCCAGCTTGTGCGCCTGCGCCGCTAAACAAGCCGCCAAGTAATGCGCCACCCGCTTGAATCCAAGCCATATCAATCCCCTTTAATTAAAACTTGATCCACTAACTCTGGGTCTTTTTCATCAGTAGAGTGGATGCAATACCAAACAACATCGGTCAAGGCTTGTACGCCATGATTCAAACCCGCTTTAATCTCAATGCACGCTGGCGCTTCAATGATGTGATTTTCACCAGCATTTGCCACAATTACCTTACCCTTTGCCAACACCGACAAATGGCTGTAGGTGTGTTGATGTTGCACCAGCGTTTGTCCAGCAGGTATATGCGTTTCCTTTGCATATAAATTGTCTGAAAAATGGTGAATTATTGTGGGTTCCATATCATTGATTGTAATAAGGAACTTTGAAATTTTGACCGTTTACTGTGACATTTATAAAGCCAACAGGGTTTGCAGGCAAAGTTGCCGCCCCCGCCGTAGCCGTTGATGCGCTAGAAAAATTAAGCAAGTTCAAAAAGAACTGTTGCCATGCCCTTGTCGGACGCTTGGTAACCCCATCTAAAAACTCAGATTGGGGGTAAGGATTGGTCTGGCTTGAGCCATAAATACCTGATGCCATCAGTTATCCCCCGCCGATGCTTTAAGATTTGCCGACACAATAACCGCGTTAATAGGGTCAGAAATTGAAACTTCAAAAATTCTGTCTCGCGCCATTCCCAAACGCCGCCAAATGGCACGATTCTTATACTTGCCTTGTTTGCCAATAGAAACCCAATGTTCGTTTGACCAAGTTGAGCCGCCATCGTTTGACCAGCGCAACATGGCTTGTGGGTCGTCAGTCGTTACCGTTCCGACACCTGGCTGAAACTGAATTTGCAATTCGTCAAAATATTGACGCTGTAAGTCTGTTGTCAGATGCGGCGCTCGGCGAATTCTGCGAATATTCTGACCAGAATCTGTGTAATTGTTTTTATCCAATTGGTAGATCGTGCCATTGGCATAATCGCCAACCAAAACAAGCCCTTGGAATGATGCACAACAATTACCGCGATGGCGTTCAAATTGCCCACGATTGTTGGTGTAAAGCCATTTATGCCACATTCCTGATGAAATGTCGTATGCCCATGTCAGATTAATTGTGGGAAACGAAATTACATAGATTTCATGGCCTTCAAGCTGATAAGTCCAAGCAATTGCGTCAGTTACAGTTTGGTCAACTAAAGTTGCTTCAACTGCGTGATTAGAAATTCGCTGTGGCAAATAACCGTTCATCTGCATGATTTCAGATAAGCCACGGTTGTTTCTAGACAAATATGCAAATGAGTTACCCAATCGAGAAACAGAATAAGGCGCAGCAATGCCGTGTTGTGTAGATGTGCCAGGTATACGCTGAAATGGAAATTGAGCCGCGCCAACATCCACCCAAACCTCAGATGATGCCTCGCCTAACAAATAAACTTCACGATGGTCAACAATTAAAGCGACCAAGTTATCAGGCGCACCATCTTTAGATGAAAAAGACGTTCCCACAGATATTGGTGACAAGGCATTTGAAGCACCCCATTGCTGAGTATTTGGACGGTTATAAACAAAATAATTGTCAACAATGTCCAAAGTGTTGCCGCCAGTAAATGCGCCATCAGATGATGGAAGTTGGGCAAAATTGAGCGCATACAAGGTTGTTGAAGCAACGGTTTGAGATGTGCTAACCGTATACGTTCCAGTGCCTCCAGACCCTGTTCCAAGGGCTGTAATCATCGTGTTTGCCGTGACGCCTGTTCCTTGGATAGTTTGACCAATGTACAAAGTGCCAGAAGTCACCGCAGAAACGGTTAAAGTCGTTCCAGCAATAGCGCCAGTCACCACAGCACCCACATTGGTGGAATTCATGCGCTCGCTGGCAATCGTTTGAGAGATGTTGATTGTGTATGTGCCAACACCGCCAGAACCAGTCCCTAAAGCGGTTATAACAGTTTTAGACGTTACGCCAACACCAAACAAAGCCTGATTAGCCGCTAATGTTCCGTTTGTGACCGCTGTAACAGTAAGGGTTGTTCCAGAAATTGAACCTGTAAATACCGCGCTAGATGGGCTGGAAATACGCCATGTGTAGCGGTTTGTACCATCCACAATGTAAGCGTTAATGCCGTTATCAGACAATCCCACTCGACCTGTGCTTGTGCTTATTTGACCAATTAAAGTAGGGGTGAAATTAGAAGTCAACGAATAAACGTAAGGACCAACAACCGCAACCATTTGCGAGCCACCCGACAAAGTACGCATTCCCCGCACTTCTTGAGAATTTTGGAAAACAATGGTCGGAGTCAATCCGGGTGTTGGATAAAGCGCCACTACACCACGGTCACCAGGTTGCTTCAGAGGATCAATTTCAGGGTAGAAATTGATTGTCTCTTGTGCATCTTGGTAGATTGATTGAGCTGTGTAGCTTGGGCCGACAAAACCAAAATCCATGTTTATTCTTCCTTGTACGATTTGCCAGCCAACAAGGTTTTCATGCTGGGCAAACTTAAACCAAAACGCAAAGCTAATTCCCGAGTTGAAACACCTTCTTTGCGTAATTGTCTAGCTTCTCTTGCTTGTGTCATGTTTAATTTTGCCCTTGGACCTTTGTCGCCACTAAAGTCAGGACTTCTTCCTTTAGCAACTTTGTCAGCCATGTTATCTGCATGTGTGCCAACAAACAAATGTTTTGGATTACAACAAGATGGGTTATCGCAAATGTGTAAAAGAAATCCAAAATCATCTGTGCTTTTTGGCGCATTAAGCGTGATTGTGTTTGGAAACGCAAGATTAAAAATAACACGATGGGCATAGAAGCCGTAGTCATTGATCCACGTGCGACCATATCCTTGTTTATTTTTGTATCCCAACCAATTCCAACAATCATCTTCACCTTTCTTGTCTACCTTACTCCATAACACTTCAGGCGTGTTTGCTGGCTTTCCAGCGTTGATTACTACTCTCCCAACCTTGGCTCTATATGCCGCATTGTCTCTATCGCGTTTACGTTGAATTGCCTCTTCTTTGCTAAACATGGTTTTTCCTTAAAAAACCATATTGTAGCGGAAATAGTCACCTTGCGAAACCCCCCGAAAGTATCCACCCAGCATCGCGCGCTCTACCAACCAACAAAGCATCAGGATACCTAGATGTTTGGATGGGTCTCATATTTGTACGTTTAATTGTTGCCTTGGCCTGCGCTGCAAAGCCTTGAATCATCGCCAATTGAACTTGGTTAGACTTGCCATACATCGGCATCAAACGTTCTGCAAGACACCATCTAAGCGCCATTGAATAGGCTTGTGGCAAGACAATTGTGTCGTTAATTGAAGCGTATCTGCGGAAAATTGTGTCCGCAAACAAGTGCATTTCACCTTGACTAGGGTTAGGCCAAACAAAAATGTTGCCAAGAATTTCGGTGGGCTGGTAATACAACGCTTTAGGCCAAGGGCCAGACAGCGTTTTCAACCCAATCATTTCATAGTCTTCAAGCGCTAAGATTGCCACAGGGTAGTCTAAACCGCCGTTAACAATAGGCGTGCCGTTTGAATTGGTATTGATCCGCACAAAGGCAGAATTAATTACCAAGGGACGCTCGTAATAAGCATTGATAGTGGTAGATGCAACAGTTTGATTAATGTTGACCGTATATGTACCAACTTCATTGACGTTACCACCCGCACCAGAACCAAAAGCAGTGATGGTTGTTCCTGCGGTTATACCTGTACCACTAATTGATTGACCAAGTGCAATAGCGCCTGAGTTAATTGAAGTAACAGTTAAAATGTTGCCTGATATGCTGCCAACAAAGTTAGCGCCAATTTGACCGCCTGGGCCAATTGTGTACTGAGTCTGACCTGGCACGATAGAAAACACAATCTCAGTCTTATAAAAAACCATCATGTCTTCATTTGACCATTGGTCAAGCATATCGTTAAGCATATCAAACGCATCTTGAGCTGCGTCAGACGTAGGTATTTCGCCAGCTTCAAGCGCCCCAATGTCTTTCAATGCTCTGCTAATGATGTCAATCGGTTGCATTTCAATCCCTTAAAGATTCGGCGTAAATATCTGCGGAAGCCAAGGGGCAACAACAACTCTATTTCCTTTGATGGATGCTAGTTGTTCCTCTAACCGTGATTTTATAGTGTTCTCGCCAAATTGAGTAGTCTCTTTTTCAATCCATTCGGCAACGTCTGATTCAGTCACTTCGCTGAATGGTTTAGTTATTTCTTTACCCTCAAACCACCAATTACCCTCAGTTTCCACCTTGTCGCCATCTTCGTTGATGGCGGTGACATGGTATTTGGCATGAGTAATTAACCCATCATTGGCAGAGATTTCTAGAATTTTCCAATTAAATGTGGTCATTGTTTATCCTTGTGGCATTGCTGCCTTGATCTCATCTACTGTTGAGGCTGCGTCAATCGCTGTTTGCATTTCAGCATACTTGGTTCTGATTACTGCCCTTGCTGCTTCTGCGCCATCGGACTGGCCGGGGATTTGTTTGGCAATGGCATCGTCATAGGGTTTGAATTCCTCTGTACGTGCCGCACGGCGGATGTCGTGAGCAATGGTCTTGGCTTTGTCAATGTTGATTGTAATCATTCTGCATACTCCCAAGCGTTGCGGAATGTGCGATCTGTTGGAACATCAGCAGTGTCAATGATCTTGAATGGCTTGCCAGCAGGAACATCCTTGGCGGCAATTTCTTCAATGGTTAAACCGCACTCTGGTGCTGGAACAATAATGGCAACACCGCCATCGTCTGTTGGGTAAATAATTCGTTGTGTCATGTTTATCCTTAGCGAAATACTGCTACATTAATTTCTGCTGAATCTATTGCACTTGATGTAGTGTTTGTAACTCCAGAAAAAATACTAATTGCTGTTGTTGTTTTATTAGATGCGCCAGTTCCAGACGCTCCTGCAACATTTAAATTTCTTGTATTATCTGAGCCACTTGCGGCACAAGTAACAAGACAAACAGAATAATTTGCATCAGGTAACGCATTTGTAAAATTTACTGTGTATGCACCTACACCATTGTCAGTGATAGAAGTCACATTCCCACTTGCACGAATAGCCACAGTGCCAGTGCCGTTGAAGTTCACCCAAGCACGACAGCCGTATGCAGTAGCGGCAGAGCCATAGCCTGAGTTAAATTTAAGAGTAGCAAATGAACCATCTGCTGCAGTAGTTCCACCAATAGCGGGAGGACTTGCTAAATAAGTTGAAAATCCTGTTCCGCTAACTGTTGATGAAGCTGAAAGCGTTGTAAACGCGCCTGTGCTTGCTGTTGTAGCGCCAACAGTTCCATTAATATTGATTGATGCAGTTCCAGTTAAATTGGTAACTGTTCCGCTTGATGGCGTTCCTAATGCCCCACCATTAACAACAAATGCGCCTGCTGTACCAGTGTTTACACCAAGAGCAGTAACTACGCCAGTTCCTGTTGTTGTAGTTGCAGGAGCCGCACCAGCACCACCGCCAATTACTAACGCATTTGCCGCTAATGCCGCACTTGTTGCCCATGTTGAGCTACTAGAAAAATAAGGAATTCCGCCACTTGTGCCAGCAACCGTCAGCGCCAAAGTTCCAGTGGTAGTAATTGGCGAACCGCTGACAGAAATTAACCCGCCAGTAAATGTTTGCCCAACAGATGTAACTGTACCAACTCCAGCAGAAGCCGCCCAAGTAAAACCTGTGCCGTTATATTGCAAATAAGTGCTTGCAAGTGTTGGCGCGGCAATAAAGGATGTAGTGCCAGAAGCTGTGTTATATAAAATTTGTAAGTTTGCACCGCCAGCAATGTTGGTTGCTGTGGTTGCACTTGTGGCGCTGGTTGCGCTTGTTGCTGATGTGGCAGTTGCCGCATTTCCACCAATTGATAAACTAGATGCCGTACCAGTTAAGCCAGTGCCTGCGCCTGCAAATGAAGTTGATGACAAAACACCAGTATTTGGTACAAAACTTAATTTTGTTGACGATGTAGTGGCTGGATTGTTTCCAGATGTCGCCACCGACAAAACAGGGTAATAAGTTGAAACCGAACTAGTGTTGTCAGTTATTGCTACATTGGTTGCATTAGTCGCTGTTGTTGCAGTAGTTGCCGAGCCAGCAGAACCATCAATGCTTGTGCCTGTTAAGCTGATTGAGCCTGATCCTCTGTTAAGCAATACCGCAGTCGTTCCAATGTAAACCGTGGAATTACCCAAAACCGCGCTTGGAATAGTTCCCGACAAATTGCCTGCCGTCAAACTAGTTAGGCTTGCACCCGATCCGCTAAACCCTGTTGCGGAAAAAAGACCAGTTGACGGGTTGTATTGCAGTTTGGTTGAACTGGTGTATTCAGTAGTCAGATTCCCTGTTGTTTGATTTGCAAACAAGGGATAACGTGCGCCGTTAGTCGTTGTGTCGTCAGTGACCGTGGCATAAGACGTTGGTGTGGCCCAGGTTGGCGCACCTGTTCCATTTGATTGCAGAAATTGTCCTGTTGTGCCAGCCGCTGTGAACCCTGTTGCGCCTACACCAGATTGCCAAGGTATTGCACCAGCTACACCGCCAGCCAAATTAGTTGCAGTGGTTGCGGTGGTTGCCGACCCAACCGACAAAGTAGATTGCGCCACATATTGCGGGGCAGATGCGCCAGCAGTCAAAACATAATTAGTTGTTCCAAGCGCCAGTGTGGTGGTGGTTGCCGCCGCCGATTGATACACCAGAGAACCAGCCGCACCGCCTGTCACGTTTGTTGCCGTGGTAGCCGTAGAAACCGCACCAGACACAATTGACCCCAAAATGGAAGTTAACCAAGATGGGTTTGAATAAGAGCCTGTGGAATACAAGCCATTAGTCACGGTTGCGGCATTGCCAGAAATACCAATTGCCCATGTACCAGATGCGTTTGTGCCTGTGGTAGACGGTGCGCCAACAGTGTTGTAGCTGATAGTTACCGCAGATGAACCATTAAACGATTGCGGAGAAGTACCGCCTGCACCACCAGAATTAACCGTAAGGCTGTTAGTAACGCTTCCCGCCGTAATTGCAGATGCCGCAGAGCCGCCAATAGACAATCCGCTTGCCGTGCCTGTTAAACCAGTGCCAGGGCCGCTAAATTGGCTGGTAGCTGTAACGGTTGTACCTGTAACCGCCGCCGCCGTTGTGCCACCAATAACCGCGCCATTGATTGTCCCGCCTGTAACCGCAACCGCATTAGCGTTTTGCGTGGACATTGTTCCAAGGCCAGAAACTTGGCTATTTGAAATGGCAATATTGGTATCAGCCAAAGCAGTTAATTGACCTTGTGCGTTAACCGTAGCGGTCAAAGTCTTTGATGCCGACCCCACAGATGCCGCAGTTACGCCAGTGTTTGTAATGCTAAACGTGTTTGACGCAAGGGTTAAACCTGTGCCAGCAAAATAAGTGTTTGTGCCTGAAAACTGCACCCAAGGCATAGCTGTTACGCCAATTGTGCCTGTTGATGTAGCCGTACAAACCCATCCAGTATTAGCCTGACCGCCATTCAAAATGACTGTGTAAGCGCCTGGCACTTCTGACCAGACATCCATATCTGTGGATCGAGTCCATGCGCTTGCAGAAACAATGTAAATGCCGTTTTGCGAGCTTGTGCTTTGGTTTTTAACCAATACACGGTCATTAGCTAATGTTGTGTAATTGTCAATTGTCTGCAAGCCAGACAAAGTAATGTTGGTGGTTGTCGCCACAGCGCAAGCGGCTTTAGGGCCAAGACCTTGTGCAACCGTATCAACATAAAATTTATTGGCAATATTGGTGTTTGCCGTAGGTGTAGTAGTGATTGACCCTGTGGTGGTCAATATATCGGTAAAAACGCCAGTTGACGGTGTAATTGACCCGATTGGGCTTGAATCAATCGTACTAAGCGTAATAGTTAAACCCGATTGATATGGGTTTACCGTAGCAAAAAAAGGCTGACCCTGACCAATAAACGTTTGAAATGTTCCATCAACCGCAAAATAAGCCTGAACAGGCAGTAAGTTTTGGTCTAGGACTTTGGCAGGATCAGCCATGCCTACTCCTTAAGATTGGTCGGCAGCGGGTGTGACGTACAAAATGCCAGTTGCAGACGCGCTAATGGCTGTCAAATAGTACGGTGTGGTGGATGTGGCAACAATCAGCGGGGTTGTCATGCCAGCAGGCAAAACAAAATCAGCGGGTGTGCCATCCACAGGCAAAACAGCAGCGCCAGGATCAGTTGGCCCCCATTTTACAGCAATGGCTGAAGTGCCAGTGTTGAGGAATGAGGTGTAATTAATCTGGTCGTTGGTGTTGTCGTCAATTAAAACAGCAGCGTGTGAACTGCTGGTTACTGACAAAGCATAAGTTTTGCCAGCGTTTCTTTGGACGGTTGAGCCTGCCATGATTAAGCCGCATTCAGTGGTAATGGGCCTTCAACGCGGGTCACGCGAATTGCGTAAGTCCCTTGTGCTGGGGTTGCAGATGCGTTAGTCACATTCAAAAACTGAATAGACAAAACACCATTGTTATATACATCTGATTCACCAGGCAAAATGCCAGCGGTTTGAGTACCAACAGCGCCAATGGTTTCAACGAAATCAGTGGTCAAAAGGCCAGGAATGTTGAAAGTTTGAACTGCCGATGTGTAAGAAGCAACCGCAGCTGGTGCAAGTGATGGGCCAATTACAAAGGTTTCGCGTACATTGCCGCGAGTGATGGTCGTAGAAGACATGAATTTCCCCTAGAAAAGTGGTTTGATTGTACGTTAAAAAGAGAAAAAGCCACCCCTTTTGAGGATGGCTCTTTC